TGTTCCTCGGTATCCGGCTGTTCCTGCGGCTGATTCAGAGCATATGCCGCACCTGCATCCTCCAGCTTGTTATACGAGCCGTTCAGGTAGTAGTCGTTGCCGCCCTGATCGTCAGGGATCAAGTCCATATTTTCAAGACGGCGCACATCATTGGGCGACATAAAGCCGTTGCCGACACCGATAGCGTAGGCGTTCATTCGGCTCTGGTAGTCGCCGCGCATCAGACCGTCCACATTGAATTTCGGGAAATATACATTCTGTTCTTCCTCCAGAAGAAGGTCTTTCATGATGCCCTTTTCGATGCGAATGATCCACGGCATAAGAGAATACTGCACAAATGCAATACCCTGATGCTCGATGTTATTGAAGGTACTGCGTTTGAGGTCTTGTACCAGATGCGGCGGAACCTGAAACATCCGGCAGATTTCCTCCACATCGAATTCTCTTGTGGACAGAAACTGCGAATCCTCCGGCGGCAGGGAGATTGGCTTATACTGCATACCTTCTTCGAGGACTGCGATGCGGTGTGCGTTCCGTGCGCCGCCGTATGCCTTTGTCCAGTTGTCGCGGATCTTCTGCGGATCCTTCAGCACGCCCGGATGTTCGAGAACTCCGGCAGGCTGCGCTCCGTTTTTGAAGAAGGCGCTGCCGTATCGCTCTACTGCCATGACCGCACCGAGTGCATTTTTCATCATCGCTATCGGTGAGAAACCGACCAGTCCATTGAATCCCAGACCGGGGATGTGTAAGATTTCATCCCTGCGGAAGATAATATCCTTGTCATGCTCACCGGGCTTTTCGTCGGTGTAGGCGTGGTAAGTGTAGATCAGGTCGCCGGATTTCGGATCACGGTCGATCTCGACATTTTCGGGAAGCAGGGGATAGAGACCGAGGATGCCGTTTTTGCCGTCCCGGACAATCTGTGCATAGGCGTTGCCCCATAGTAAAAGGTGGCACATCAGTGCTTCCCAGAACGAGAATGAACTCATTTCGGGATTCGGCTGCCGATAGAGTATTTTGTACAGCGGATGGTCAATGGCTAATTCCTTATCATCGCCTTTGCCGGTGTATCTGTATAGGTGCAGCGGCAGTCCTGCGATGGTGTTGGAGAGCAGTCGAACACAGGCGTAAACAGTCACGATCTGCATCGCCGTGCGCTCATCGACACGTTCACCGCTGTGCGTCATGCCGAATACGAACAGATTTCCAGAATCACGGACATTGTCCTGAATATCAGGCAGCATCGGCGCATCTCTCGGCTTGCTGATGCCGAGCCAGCTTAAAAAGCTCATAAACATTACCTCCTGTCAGATGACCACAAGATCGTGGCCGGGTTCGTCATAGACACTGCCCTGCATTTCGTGGCGGATGCAGCGGTCAAGTGCCATGATCCATGCCACGATACCGTCAATCTTTTCTGTACTTTTCTTTTTACTTGGTTTGATGTTCTCCGCTGCATCAATTTCAGCGACCACATTTCCTGCCATCCAGCGGAGTACAGGGTTGCCGCCGTGGATAAACTGCCCCTCGAGTATGAGCTTGTACAGTTCCTTCATCGGCGGGGACATATCCTTGAAGCCCATACCCATCGGAACAACGGTAAATCCGTCTCCCTCAAGGTCTGTGATAAGCTGTGTGGCATTCCAGCGGTCGGCAGCAATTTCCTTGATGTTGTACATCGTGTGCAGCTCGTTGATCGTTTTCCGCACGAAATTGTAATCGACCACATTGCCCTCGGTGATATGAAATAATCCCATGCGCTCCCATACATCGTAGGGAACATGGTCTCGCCGTACTCGCAAATCGAGCGTTTCTCTCGGCAGCCAGAAGTGCGGGACAACGATGTATTTCTCGCCGTCATGCAGCGGAGGGAACACCAGCACAAATGCCGTGATATCCGATGTGCTGGATAGGTCAAGACCTGCGTAGCACTCCCGTCCCCGGAGCTTTTCGAGGTCGATCGGAAGATTGCCCCTGTCGTAGATATGCTCCGGAATCCATGCCACCGCACTGCCTACCCACTGGTCAAGCCTCAGCTGACGGAATACATTTTCTTCAGCGGGATTTGTAAGGGCTTCCCGGTGAGCATCGCGGACTCGGTCGATGGCGATAGTGTATCCGAGCGAGGGATTTGCCTTATACCATGACTCCTCTGCGTTCCAGTCGTCATCATCGTTCAAGCCGTAGATCACAGGATAGAAGGACGGATCAATGCGCCTGCCGTCCAGAATATCTTTTGCTTTCGTGTGATACTCGTAGCAGATGCTGTTGCGATCCGTTCCGGCGGTTGTGATCAGGAAGTACAGCGGCTGAGTACGGGCATCACCGGAACCCTTTGTGAGAACATCCACAAGGCTGCGGTTCGGTTGGGCATGAAGTTCATCCAAAACCAGACCGGATACATTCAATCCGTGCTTTGTACCGACTTCCGCTGAAAGCACCTGATAAAAGCCAACATTACTGTAATTCACCAGACGCTTTGTCGCCGCCATGATTTTTGAGCGTTTCAGAAGTGCCGGTGTCATCTCAACCATTCTTTTGGCGACATCGAATACAATGGATGCCTGCCCACGATCAGCAGCAGCGCCGTAGACCTCAGCAGACGGCTCGTTGTCGGCGTAGAGCAGATACAGTGCAATTGCCGCTGCAAGCTCACTGTTGTGCGTAGGCACAAATGACGGTCCTGCGAGATATTGGTGACTCGGACTGTCCACCTGAATGCACTGCATTTTTACAGGATGATTTACAGGTTGAATATCCAGCAGATAATGAAAACAGGAGCGAGTTTCCTTTAACCGCGCCTGTGTGCGTGTATTTTTGCGTTTAAGCCTTGATGTCGGTTGGCCATCAAAGGTTGTAAAACGGACGATATACAAAATCTCGCCGGTCGGCCACCCATGCCGTGTAGAAGGCTCACATTTCACTGCATTTTTGATGCCGAGTGACCACAGCAGTTCTCTGACGGAAAGCGCCAGCTCTCGCAGCGTTGTGACATACACACTTTGCCCTTTGCGTTCGCCGATACAGCCGTCCGAATCCATAAGCCCTTGCAGTAATGCCCATCTCTGCTCTGCGGATGCCCTCAGATATTCTGGTCGGATCTTCTTTTCACGGAAGCTGTCAAGTAGTACTGCTTTCAGTTCATTGTACTTTATGATCTCACTGCCGCCGCATTTCTGCGGATAACGGTTGTGTACCTTATACGGAATATTCGAGATGATATCCTCGACATCCTCCGTCCGAACAGTGATCTCCGGCATGGTCACATTACCGTTTCCGAGCCAGTAGCCGTACAGATACGGATCAATCGGTAAAACTGCCGCTTCTGTCTGAAGGACACCGCACACCGGAATTCGGATAAGGGAATCCCGCTTTGTCTGTGGTCTGTCGGAAAAACGCTGTCTGTATTCCGTTGTCCTGCGATAGATCTCGCCGGTCGTCCAGAGAACATCCTTGCGTTTGCCGTAAATATACTGACAGTTCCACAGATGCCTTTCCCCGGCAATGATCGAGGTGCCGTCCTTGAAGGTCAGCTTGTAGGCTTGCTCTGTATCATCCACAGGACTTTTCGCAACCACATGGCACGGAATGCCGTTTTCATCGAATACTGTATCTCCGACCTTCAGATCTCCCATATTGGTGAATCCCTGCGGAGTCGGGATCGGTGTATCCAGTGCAAGCTGCTTCCCATTTTTCTTTGGAATTTCGACATAGGCGGTACGAAATTGCCGCATATCGTCCTCTTTGACGATGCCGAAAATATCCCGGATGATCTGTTCCTGCCACGGAAGCAGCCAGAACGGTTTGCCTGCCCAGCGTCCTTTGGTATGGCAGAGATTCTCGATGAACCGCACAGCTCGGTCAGCCTTTGCCGCATCGTAGTGCGATTCCGGCAGCATAAAGCGTGTCGGTTTATAATCCTTCAGTTTCGGATAGTTGGCAGGTCTTTCTCTTGCCTTTGCCGTTCTCGCCATCAGCCACCTCCGAGAAGTTCATCCATATCGTCAACGGCAGCGTTTTTCATATCTGCGCCGGCAGTGATACGGCTTCTTGCCGCCGGGGTCAGGCCAAACTGCTCTGCGATCTTGTTCATGATCTTCAGATAAGTTTGCGCAATGGATACCTGCGGAACCTGCTGCCAGTAACCTGATTTTGTTTTTACGATCGTGCCGTGCTGGGTCATGAATTCCTCGGCTTCTTTCCATCGTGCGTATGCCTGACAGTAGGATGCGAATGCCGCCTGATCGACCTCGGTCAGCACACCAATCTGCTCCAGTTGCTTTGACAGCCTGCGCCATTCCTTTTTTGCTTCGGGCTCCAGCCACTTCGGACAGGGCGGTGCCTTGCGTTCCGGCTTCGGCTCTGCATCATTCAGCGGTCGTTTTCCGGGATTGCCTTCCAGTTCCTTGATTGCTGTCGGCGTCGGTTTTCTGCCTCTCTGAGCCATCCGCATCACTCCTTTTCTCAAAAAATCTGCATAAAGAAAAGGCCTGCGTGCTGCAAGCCTCTCCTATGTATATCCACCTTGAATTTATATGTGTGTCCGTCTTGGTTTGGATGGGCGGCTTAATGCTACCGCCTACCGACCGTTCTATTTACTTGTACTCGTACATCAGGATCGCAAGGGCAATCTCCGCAGCCTCGTTCTGCTCGGGTACATCCTCGCCTCTGTCATAGTTGTAGATGACCTTGCCATTCTCCTTGAGTGTCAGTTTACTGATTCTGCCCTCGTTGATGCCGTACTGGCTGCCCTCGTCGTAGACCTTTGCCCAGTAGTGAACCACCGTCTTGCCTTCCTTGGTCGGTGCCAGAATCGTGCCTTCGTGCCACATAGTGTTTACCTCGTTCTTTCGTAGTTTTCGGCTCGGTTTCCCGTTCCGTTGTACACACTATAACTCTTTTCGGCAGATATATCAAGCGGCTAAACTACCAGAATGTGCAAGGCGATTTTTTGTCGGTTGTTGTACATATTATGCCTTGCCACAGGAGGCACACAAATGCGCCGTGTGGGCGGCTTTTATCGCGGGGCAAGATATCCGCAGAAAGCCGTAAGCCCCCCACACAAGCGAACGTGGCGTGGAACAGCCCCTCCGCAGAAGGACTGCTCCGTTTTGCCGATCAGCCGCCGTAGTATTCTTCAATGTACTGCGTGCCGTCCTGCTCGGTGACCACACTGGGGAACCGCACCTTGTGTCCCTGCTCGGTCATGATGCCAGCGGCAAGGTCGGCGATCTCACCGAGGAACGCCATGTCCCATTCGAGGTCGGGGTTCTCGGTCAGCACCTTGCAGAATTCAAAAGCTGCCTCGTAGATGTCATCGTTGCGGTCTGCCTGTGCATCGGTAAGTTCTAGTTCTTCGGCTGCATCGCGCTTTTCTGTGTTCTCGCTCATGTAAATGTCCTCCTTAGTATTGGTGTTGTGCCGCCCCGAAGGGCGGCGGTTGTTCTCAGCACTTCGTGCCAATGCATCTGAGGGTGTCGGCATCGAAGAAGGCTTTGTAGATGTCCGGCTTGCCTACCCAGACGATGTACTCGTTGTACTCGGCATCGTACTCGATCATGCCCTCGTTCCAAGTCTCGCCCCACTCTTTCTTTGCCTTCTCGATCAGTTCCTGCTTCGTTTTCATGGTGTGTACCTCCGCATTTTCGTTTTCGGCTGGGCTTTCCGCCCTTCCGTTGTACACAGTATAACTCTTCTTGCCTACATTATCAAGCGTGAGTAATCACGATCATTTCTGCATTTTTCGGCGTTCAGTTGTGTACATTATGACCGGGGAATAGTGCGGAGCAGAGCCGAAGCCCTGCCCCTGTTGCGGTCATTCCACAATGTGAAGCACCACCATGCCGTTCGGTGTCGGGATGAAAAGCTCAGGAGGCCAGAAGAGCTTAGTGTACTTTTCGATCTGTTCATCGGTCAGTCCTGTAAAATCTTCAAAGCCGAGCCCACAAATGAAGAATGTTCCCTTGATCGGACCATAGGGATCGACCGTTCTGTTCCATTCGAGGTCATCGCGGAACAGCCCTTCTTCGTTGCACACAACAGCCGCCTCTTCGGAAAATGGGTAGAGGGCCTGAATCAGTCCGTCCACCTCGTGCTGAAGGTTCTCCAGCCCCGACTCGATGTCCTTGACGTAGGGGTGCTTGCCGGGTTCGCATACCAGAATTTTCATGTAGATTCGCTCCTTTTGATTGATTCCGCTTCTCTTGCGGTAGTCACATATTACCGTCTTTTCGCAGAAAAGTCCACGTCTGTCTGCAAAATAAATGTGACAAACATGAGGCGGGAAGTCGGGCGGAATTGTACATCGTATAGGACGCGCCAGAACGCGCCGTGTAAGGCGGCTTTTCGCAGGGGCAAGCTGTACGCATCTCCCCGGCACCGCCCCACACGAGGCAACGTGGTGCGTGTGTCGTCGCTATCCGCCGTACTCTTCCAAGTATGCGTTCACGCAGTCGCCGTAGCCGAGCTGTTCAAGCTCCTTCGGTTCAAAGACATCCAGCAGCGTTTCCATCACTTCTCGCTCCGTCCATGTTCCCGTGGCCGACAGGTTTGCGATGACTGCGGTCAGCATTTCAAGCTGTGCGTATGTATCCATGTTCTTTCCTCCTTCGGGATTGGCAGCCCCTCCCTGCGGAAGGGCTGCGCTGTTCCGTTTGGTTACTTGCTCTTGCGTCCTGCCTCGTAGGCATCCTTGAGGGCGGCTTCCAGCCCCCAGACCGAACCCTCGATGAAGTCCTCGCTGTCGCAGTGGCGGGCTTCAAGGTCTCCGCGCTCCTGCACCGTGATCAGGTGCTTTGCTGCGATCTCGAAGAGCTGTTTGTCGATGCCTGTCAGCGGATGCTC